ATGTACTATAGTCTTGAATAGTCCACTCATGTCCACATAGAGATGTATCCATGATCAATTGGTTGTAAATAATCGTATTCACTTCTATTGTTTTATGTAGAGACACGGCATCATATAAATTGTCGTTGGATACATCCCCAGTCAAGATATAAAATTGTAAAGCATTGGTTTCCTCTAACATATTGGTGACCACAATAGAAGATGAAGATGGAGTAAACCCTGATACATTTGTAAACTCAATAGACCAGTTGTGTAACGATTGATTAAACGAGGTTGCCCCATTGAACATATTCAACATTGTTTCAACCAAAATTGTATCCCACTTACCAATAGGTTGGTCAAATGTTGACGCTTCTTGAAACATTCCACTCATATTTTCTACATTTTGGGTATCCCAACCACTAATATCTTGATTGAATGAAGATGCTTCTCTAAACATTTCGGTCATACTTGACACATTGGATACATACCAAGTAGTTACATTTCCATTGAATTTGTCTGAATTTTGAAACATAAAGTTCATACTGGTGACACCAGAAACATCCCAACCACTTAAGTCTTGATTGAATTCATTTGTATTTTGAAACATATTTTCCATATTTGAGACATTAGATACATTCCAAATACCAATAGGTTGATTGAAGTTGGTTGAATTCAAAAACATATGCGCCATCGTGGTTACTAGACCAACATCCCAACTACTTATATTCTGATCAAATATCGTCGCGTTTAGAAACATAGACTCCATATTAGTGACCTTTTCGGTGTTCCATATACTGATGTCTTCGTTGAACGTAGTATAGTCTTCAAACAATCTGCTCATGTCCACAATAGAAGATGTATTCCACGTGTGAATCGGTTTGTAAAATAAATTATATTCACTGCTATTGTTTTGGTGTAGGAACACGGCTTCATATAAATTGTCATTGGATACATCGCCAGTCAAGATGTAAAATTGCAAAGCATTGGTTCCATCTAACATATCGGTGGTGCTGACATTTGTTTTAGTTGGATTGAACCCATCCACATCCAAAAAGTCAATTGACCAGTTGTATAAGGATTGATTGAAAGATGACGCATTATACAATGCTCTGTTCATATTGGTTACTTTGGATACATCCCATTTTCCGATAGGATGATTAAAGGATGATGCACCTTGAAACATATAAAACATATTTTGAACATTACTTGTATTCCATCCGCTGATGTCACTATTAAAACTGGACGCACCAACAAACATATAAGACATAATTTTAACACTGGACACATTCCATTGACTGATGTCTGGATTGAATACATTATTAGCGTGAAACATCGATTCCATAGTAATAACCTTGGAGACGTCCCAGTTACTAATGTTACCATTATATTGCGAATCTCTAAACATATAACTTGTATTAGTAACCTTTGATACATTCCAACTCAAATCGCTATTGAATGTTGACGCTTCTTGAAACATTCCACTCATATTTTCTACATTTTGGGTATCCCAACCACTAATATCTTGATTGAATGAAGATGCCCCTTTAAACATAGATGACATGATGGTCACATTGGATACATTCCAGTCACGAATGTTACCATTGAAACTAGTTCCTCTAATTAAATTGGGCCCACTAAAATTACCTTGAAACATATTGGTCATAACCTTGACCTTAGATACATTCCAGTTATTTAAATCTTGATTGAAATCATATGCTTCTCTAAACATAGAATCCATATAAGTGACGTTTTGGGTATTCCAGTTTCCAATGGGTTCATTAAAGAATTCATCGTTTTGAAATAAACTATTCATATTAGTAATGGACGTTGTATTCCATTGGTCAATCGGTTTGTAAATATATGCATATTCCACCTTATTGGTTTTATACAAAGAGACTGCTTGATACAAATTATCATTGGACACATCACCACTTAATATATAAAATTTCAAAGAATTCGTATTGGATAACATATTTGTAGTGCTAACGTTATCTTTGATTGGATTATAACCAACCACGTCAGAAAAGTCAATAGACCAGTTGTGTAACGATTGATTAAACGAGGTTGCTCCACTGAACATATTTTCCATTGTTTCAACTGAAATTGTATCCCACTTTCCAATTGGCCGGTCAAACAAGGGTGAGTCTTGAAACATAGATTCCATAGTGATTACATTCCCAGTATCCCAACCGCTAATGTCTCCATTGAATACCGATGTACCACTAAACATAAATGACATATTGTATACATTGGATACATTCCAAGTACCAATTGGTTGATCAAATGATGTGGTACCTTTAAACATTTCACTCATATTGGTAACACTAGATACATTCCATCCACTCAGGTCTTCATTAAAATCTTCATAGTTTTTGAATAACCCACTCATATCCGTAACTCCGTCAATCGTCCATGTACTAATAGGACCATATAAAGCTAAGGCATCAAACCTATCGTAGCGCCATTTATATACTGCCTCGTAAATATTATTGTCTCGAATAAAATAATAAGTATCTTTGAAAACTCCAAACAAGGGTTGACCAAATACTCCATCTGAATAGAATCTATTATTCGCATCGGTACTTACGCTAAATCCATATTGGTTTCCTGTAACGCTTGATATGTCTTCATTCGACAAATAAATCATTGCGTCATTAATGTCAGTTATATTTTCAATAATAATATCATTTTTGTAACCAGTAAGAACGCCACTTATATCATAAAATCCCCAATACGGACTTATTTCTCCTGATAGTTCTCTTTCGAACAACATTATATATAGTTAATAAAATTGATTTAGAAATTGTACCATAATATCCCTATGGCTACTCTTGCGAATCAATATCAAAAAAAAACAGATAAAGAACATATCTTAGATAATCCGGATACATATATTGGATCTATCGAAAACGTAAATGGACCAATGTATGTGTATGAAGATGGACATATTGTAAACAAGAACATCGATTATAACCCCGGTTTATTCAAGTTGTTTGATGAAGGTATTGTCAATTGTCGAGACCACGTGGTTCGTATGCTCCAAAAAAAGGAACATGACGATACTACCCAATTAGTTAATATGATTGATATACAAATTCAAGATAATATGATTACTCTTATGAATAATGGTAATGGTATAGATATTGAAAAACACCCCACTTATGATATTTGGATTCCTGAATTAATTTTTGGACATTTGCGTACATCTACCAATTACAATAAAGACGAAGAAAAAATCACAGGTGGTAAAAATGGTTTTGGTTTCAAGTTGGTACTCATTTGGTCTACGTATGGTATGATTGAAACGATTGATTATACTCGTAAATTAAAATATACTCAAGAGTTTGAGACTAACTTGGACGTTGTTCATAAACCTTCTATTACAAAATGCTCTAAAAAACCATATACCTTAGTAAAATTCAAACCGGATTATAAACGTCTTGGTCTAAATGAATTGTCCAAAGATATGATTGCGTTGTTTCAACGACGAGTCTATGATATTGCCGGTATTACTACCAAAGACGTAAAAGTAAAACTAAATGGAGAAGCGTTGGATGTAAAAAACTTTAACCATTATGTAGATTTATATAATGATTGTGACAAAATAAGTGAGCAACACGAACGTTGGAGTTATAGTATTTGCTTAAGCGAAGAATTCAAACAAGTATCCTTTGTAAACGGTATTTTCACCAGCAAAGGTGGAAAACATGTAGATTATATTGTACAACAAATCGTAAAAAAAATGATTGTCTATATTGAAAAAAAGAAAAAGGTAGACGTAAAACCATCTATTATTAAGGAACAATTGCATATCTTTTTGAATTGTACGATTGTGAACCCTTCATTTGATAGTCAAACCAAAGATTATTTGAATACTCCACCAAGTAAATTCGGTTCGTCATGTGTAGTTAGTGATAAGTTTATTGAAAAATTAGCTAAACAAGGTATTATGGAAAACTCATGCGAATTAAGTCATATCAAAGAAAAAAATAATTCTAAAAAAACCGATGGAAACAAAAATAAAACCATTCGCGGTATTCCAAAATTAGTAGACGCGAATTATGCTGGTACGAAAGACTCTAAATTGTGTACGTTAATTCTATGTGAAGGAGATTCCGCTAAAGCCGGTATCTTATCAGGATTGACGCCAAGTGATCGGGATATTATTGGAGTGTATCCAATGAAAGGTAAATTGTTGAATGTTCGTGGAGAAACGACCAAAAAGATAAACGAAAACAAAGAAATCATTGAAATTAAAAAAATTATGGGTTTAGAATCCAACAAAACCTATAAAAATACGGATGAATTGCGCTACAATAAAATTCTATTTATGACCGATCAAGATTTGGATGGGAGTCACATCAAGGGATTATGCATTAATTTATTTGAATGTTTGTGGCCTTCGTTGATGAACATCGAAGGATTTTTAGGATTTATGAATACGCCTATTTTGAAAGCGACCAAATCTGGAAAAATGATTCACTTTTACAATGAACAAGAATATGAATTATGGAAATCCGAACATCAAGACGCAAAAGGATGGTCGATCAAATATTATAAAGGATTGGGTACTAGTACTGGTAAAGAGTTCAAAGAATATTTCAAAGATAAAAAAACGATGGATATTCGTTTAGGTGACAAAGACATCGACACCATTGATATGGTTTTCAACAAAAAAAAGTCAGATTGTAGAAAAGAATGGTTGTCGAACTATGAACGAAATAATGTATTGGATACAAGAGATACTAAAATTACATTGGGAGATTTTATCCACCGAGAAATGATACACTTTTCAAAATACGATTGCGACCGGTCCATTCCAAATATGATGGATGGATTGAAAGTATCTCAGCGTAAAATTTTATATAGCGCATTCAAAAAGAACTTGGTTCATGAAATAAAGGTGGCTCAGTTCAGCGGTTATGTATCGGAACACTCTGGTTACCATCACGGCGAAAATAGTTTGAATGGAGCAATTGTCAATATGGCTCAAAATTTTGTGGGGTCAAATAATATAAATATATTGATGCCAAATGGTCAGTTTGGTACTCGTTTGCAAGGAGGTAAAGATAGCGCATCAGAAAGATATATATTTACGAACTTGAACAAAATTACACGAATGATTTTTAAAAAAGAAGATGATGCTATTTTGACCTATTTGAAAGACGATGGAACCTTTGTTGAACCTATCTATTATTTACCTATTCTTCCAATGATTCTAGTCAATGGTACAAAGGGTATTGGTACTGGATTTAGTACAGACATTCCATGTTTTCACCCAGTTCAACTCATAAACTATATTCAACACAAATTGGCGGATAAAGCATATACTAGAGACTTTGTACCCTTTTATCAGGGATTTCAAGGAACCATAGAAAAAGATGGCGACCGCCGATTTATTACAAAGGGTAATTATACGATTGACAAGCAAGTCATCACTATTACCGAATTGCCTATTGGCGTATGGAATGAAGATTATATTTTACATTTAGAAAAATGTATGGATATTTTAAAAGACTACAAAGACCAGTCCACCGATAAAAAAGTTTATTTTAAACTTACCCTAAAACAACCTATGGAAGAAAGTGACATTATAAAAACATTTAAATTATCCACTACATTATCCATCAACAATATGAATCTATTTGACCATAATGATAAATTAAAACATTACAATGAAGTGTACGAAATTTGCGATGATTTTATAGGGATTCGTTTGGACTATTATGAAAAACGACGATTACATTTGATTCAGATTTTAAAAGAAGAAATGGAAGTATTGAAAAACAAATGTAATTACATCAATGAATTATTGAACGATACTTTAGATTTACGCAAAAAAACAAACAATGATATCTGCGATATATTAGAAAAAAAGAAATATACAAAAATAAATGATTCCTATCATTATTTGATTAAAATGTCTATGGATAGTGTATGTCAAGAAAATGTGGATAGTTTGAACCAACAATTAAACGGAAAACAATCGGAATATGATAAAATGTGGAATAGTTCACACAAAGACATATGGAAAGACGAACTAGAGCAATTAAAAAAAGTTCTTCAGTTCTAAACTATTATCATTATGTAAATAAACCGGTCTATCCATAAGAGTATACATATTTGACGCATCTTTTTTATACTTCAAATAACCCTGAATTTCACCAAAAATATTATTTGAACTATACTCCACCACCATAACATTCATTTCATCCACTTGTTGTTTTATGTTGTCAAATTGGAATTTCGAATATTGTAAAAAGATACTTCGCATAATGACTTTTAATACATCCATATTTTGGTCATCGATAACATATTTTTGTTGAGACAAATCATATACTTTTTTTTTTATATCATTATGCACCTTATTGATATTTTCTTTACTAAAATAAGTATTGGATAATTCACTTGGTTGAAACGTATATTTAGTAGCATTGAAGTAATTGGTTTTATCATCCAAAGGTATTTGTTCTTTCAAAAAAAATGGGGTTCCGCCTTCTATATCAACTCTACCTGACATTATTATATAATATTATTTTAATATAAATGGAAAAAACGATTTTTATTTCTACGATTGTAGTATTGATAGTAACTTTATCCATAGTAGCTTATATTTTGAAGATAACCAAAAAAAAATATGTATATCCACCGCATATTAATCAATGCCCGGATTATTATCAACTAAATAGTTTTGGGGATTGTTATGATAAAAATGAAGTGATACACAAAAATGATGACCAATGTTATCTTGAAAATTTTAATAAAACATTGTATCAAAATAATACAATTGGGTTATGTAAGAAAAAACAATGGGCAATAAATTGTAATGTTTCGTGGGATGGGATTACAAACAATTCCGAATTATGTATATAAATACTTTATTATTATTATAGTAGTATGGAACAACATCTATATGGGGATAAACATATTTATATTGTAGGTTGTTCTGGAAGCGGAAAATCCTCTATGGTACTCAATTATTTTAAAGAACATTGCCAATATCATTTAAACTATTTATCCATACAACAAATATCCAATATGAATGATATTTTTAAATATACGCATGGTTCTATTATGAATATGATGTATAAAAGTAAAAAAAAGAATATCGTAGTCATAGATGATATTGATATTCTTAACAATGGTGAAAAAAAAATATTGGGAGAATTAATAAAACAAATAAAATTAAATAAAAAAAAGGAGGAGGAGACAAAATCATTTCAATTTATCTTTATAGGCATTAACCATTATGATAAAAAAGTAAAAGAATTAATGAAATTATGTAATGTAATTCATTTAAAGGATACCATAAATGAATATGAAAAAAATATTCAATTAAACATCAAAAATGTAATCGAACAAAAGATAGGTCGTTTTGTTGAAAATGAAAAGGCTACACAATGCCTTATGTTTCACGAAAATATCATAAATCATCTAAAAAAGGAAGATATAGGTTTCTATTTAGAATTTTTAAATAATTTTTGCAGTGGCGATTATTACGATAGGGTAAGTTTTCAAAAACAATTATGGATTTATAATGAAATGACCTATTACTTAAAAATGATATATAATTATCACTTGTATGTTCGTTCAAACGTACAAATCAAACCACAAAAAGAAGAATATAGATTTACCAAGGTATTGACTAAATATAGCAACGAATATAACAATCAAAAATTTATTTTAGATTTATGTAATCGTCTAAATATATCTAAACAACAATTATTTACATTGACTTATCCGCTAAGTGATAGTGAATTATGTCGACTTGAAAAATATTTAACTTATCACCGATAATATTTGTTTTATTTTTTGTTCATATTCGCTTATTTTTTCTTTTAATGTATTATTTTCGTTGGTTTTCATTTTCAATACTTCTATGATTTCATTCATTTGTAAAGGTCGTTTTGTTCCATCTGGTTGTGTTAAAACCACTTGTTGTTGAGTTTGTTTACTTCTTTCTTCATCTCGACGTTTTATTTCGGCTAAAACGTTGGGTTTATTTTTTATGTCTCCTTCTACATATAATTTTAGTGTATCTTTAATATCTTTTGTATAAAAATGTAGTGTGTTATGGTCTTTAATAAATGTGGAAGGAACTAACGCGGAATCATTACATACAGGACTATTGGTATTGATTAATCGTTTTTTATCAAATGTATTTTGTTCGTGAGAAATGACCAAAATCGTTTTCAATGGATTTAACTGAACAAATGGTATTGTATAATTTTTTAAAAAGAATTTTTCTTCTGCCAAAACAGCGCTATCTTCATAATGAGTATCTTTTAACATAATTCGCTTAAACGCAAAGGTTCCTGCCGTGCCATGATTTGGTCCATAGGGTCCAAATTTATACATCTTATTTAATTCATTAAACCATAAATAAATCTCACTTGAACCAGCACATAAAGCGTTGGATTTATTCAGTGTTTCAACCGCGTGACTTACACGCTCAGGTGGATAATAATCATCATCGTCAATATAAACTATAATGTCGTTATCGTTTTTAAACGTACAAAACTCATGCATCAAGTTTCGTTTTTTTCCCAGACTCATTCTTTCTTCGCAATAAATGTATTTGATAAATGGTATATCTTTTACTAAATCCCCAATTGGGTCTGTACCATCGTCTAAAATAATCCATTCCATATATTCTCTCGGATACGTTTGCTTTAGTATATTATCAACCATTTGTAAAATAAAAGGTCGTCGATTAAATGTTGGTGTACATAAACTTACACGGGTTGGTTTTTTTTTATTTTTTTTACCCATTTGTATTATGTTCATGTTGTCTTTAATTCTTTATTTTCATTAAATCGTAAAATAAAATAAGAAAGGTAAATATAATAGAGACAATAACTCCAAAAATAAAAAGTTCGAATGAAAATAAATCTTTTATCTTATACAAAATAGTAATACAAACAAATAGTTGAACAATAATATATAAAAATTTAGTATCAAACGACGTATCCTTTAATTTATTTTGAATATATTTTATATTTTCAAATGGTAAAAAAGTACTATTGAAATTAAAACGAATCATCTTGAAAAATCCAAGCATACATAATACAAAAATTATTATAAAGGAAATTACATACAAAAAAATATTTAGTCCTGTAATACTATCCATCAAATTATAATGTTTACCTCTTACGATCAAATAATATAAATTTTCAAATAATAAAATAGGTATTGGAATAAGTAAAATCATCATAAATAAAATATAAGAGAACCCTTTTATAAAAACATAATAAGGAGCTCCTATTGTATCTACACTAAAGGTTATTTTTACCAAAACAGAAAGCAATGATATGCTAATTACGATAAACATTGGAAATAAAACAATAAATATAAGTTTATAGAAAAAATCATTGGATATATCATTCCAAGAGTTGTTATTTACATTTTTCATATTAAAAAAAAGATATAAAACAACGATAAATATACCATAATATATAGAAACATACATATCTTGTTCAGAATTTCCATTACTAGAATCTCCATTTGTATTTTCATTATCAGAAGGTATATTTGGATTTTTATTTAAAATATAACATTTCATACGATTCATCATTTCATTTATAGTAGAACGAATAATATCTTGGATATAATTTAATATTCCATATTTTTCTACATCTTTATTTTTAGTCGGTTCACATTTATTTAAATCATTTCTTATAAAATTAATACAATAATTTAGCGTTATAATCATTGCTAAAAATAAAATAATAATTTCCTTTATAGTATTGGTTACAATTAATGCAGATTTTTCAATATCATTCATAGTATTATTATATATTATTATTATAAAATGAATTGGATATTATTTTTATGTTTAGTAGTTGCTCTATTGATTCGTACAAAACAGGGGTTTATGACTCGCGTAAATTCATTTGATGTATCGGAATATGCGTCAAATACTTATCCATGCGTTAACGGGCGTAAACAAGAGCCACATTTCCAGCCATAAACCGAACCACATTGTAGCGTTCCTCAAAAAAAGTCATATCAAATGAATACTTATAAATTTTAGTAGGGTCTGTATCAATATAACCTATTACATTTCCTTCGTCATCGCATACAGAATTAACTGTCTGAGTTTCATCTATATCAGGCGTTAAGGTCAATACATCCATAACAACTTCTTTGAACTTACCTAAATTCATTGCTCCACAAGGTTGGGTTTCATATGGATTTGTATTCAATGAAAAACTATAACTATACAAGCCATCATCTGAATTACCTAAACATTTATCATATTTTTCAATGTATCGATATATATCAGAACCAAATTCATTTTCGCGATATTTTCCATCCATCAATAAAGATACTTGAATCAACATATGCTTTACATTATTTTCATCTGGAAATTTAGTAATAGCAAATGATTCCATTTCATTATGATGTTTTAACTCTATAAAATTCAATCCTACATTGGGAATATCTTTGTATTTCCAGTTTGTATAGTTACTCCATTCATTTCTTTGATATATATCACTTCTTCGTAAAAACCAAAACCAATTGGATACCAAATTATTGGTCTCTATTTTTATACGTTGTGAACCTACTATATGATTATAAATAGTTTCTTTTACATCTAAAAACAAATAATTATGTTCATTGGACGCAAATACTTTTGTTTCTTCTTCCGATAAAAAAGCATATGTACCAATTATATTTACATCGCTAGCCCAATTATTTTGTAATTGCTATATTCATTTTCTGGTGGAACTTGTAAAAACCGATACATTTGAAATAATGATGAACCAAAATCAGGTCGTATTCGTTGTGAATTTGAATTTTGGGTTACATCTAAAATAGTAAACAATTGGCGTATTGGTCTCAACGTAACATCAATGACCAATTCGTTGTATTGGAGGCAAACCAATGGAAACGCGCTTTTTGTGGAATTCGCAAACCAAAAAGGCAATGGTATATATAATTTACGACCATAAATAGACGGTTCCGGTGGTTGGTCCGGATCAGTAGTAATCGCATGTGGATAATAACCATTTCTATATGGATTATTCAGTTCATCTACATTACCAGTCATTTTATAAAATTGTTCCTTTTTATTATGGGTTTCGTTTCGTTCAATCCTATTTTTAATATAATCTCCGCTAAATTGTTGTAATATTTGGCCTCCAGAAGATAACGTCACTTCTTCAATGAACAACGACCCAATATCTTCTATCCATTTGAATTCATATGGATTATAGGAGTCTCCATTTTTGTAAAAGGGACTCCATATATTGGGTAAAGTAATTACCAAGTAAGTATTCAACAATAACTCGGCATAACGTGGTATTTTAAATGTAAATTTAGAAGACTCGTTTAATTGTAATGTTCGTTCGCCATTGAAATCAATACGATATTTTTGTAAACCAAAATTGGTGTATTTAGCATAAACACTTTTAAAAAATGTTTTGGTTGGATTTCCGTTTAATATTATATTTTGATTTCCATAAGCGATTATATTTAATAACCCTCCAGGCATTACTTATAAATTAAATATATTTTTATATTACATATATGGAGAATTACATATTGTTATTTATATCTTTGTTTGTTATCATTGTAATTATATACATATTTCTTAGCATAAATAAGCAAAAAGATACATGTGAAAAATTAGATAAATATAATGAATACGGAGAGTTTCAATTACCAAACACCGATTTATCAGGTATTTCTATAAAAGATATTGTATTCAAATCCGCATTTAACTGTTGTTGTATTGGTGGTTTGAAACACGATTATGTAGACATATGTGCTTTGAAACATTGTTATAGGGCTGGTGCAAGAGTATTAGACTTTCAAATTTTTTCTTTAAATGGGTTCCCAGTTATTTCTGCATCTACTGTAAATGAAAATGAATATAAAGAATTATATAACTATTTGAGTTTTTCAGAGACAATGAATCAAGTGAATTATATGTTTTTGAATGCATTACAACACTCAAATAACAATCAAGTGTTGTTCTTGAATTTTAGAATAAATAGTAACAATATGGATATTTATAATCAAATGTCCAAAATATTATTAGAAACTTTTTCAGGTAGTAGCGAAATACTATTAAAAACTCCAGTCGATAAAGAATTAAATCAATATACCTTGAATGATCTAAAAAATAAAATTATTATTATGGTCGATTTAAATGCTTCTCCTAAAATGAAAGATAGTTTTATTAAAACAGACTTAAGTAAATTAACATTGGTTACATTTGGTACAGGATTCAAATATCATTCTTTATATGAAAGCGAAGCCTCCTTACAATCCGGTATTGAATTATCTTCTCTATATCCTAATAAATCTAGTTATGCCAACAATTACGATTATAATGATAAAGGTATACGTAACCGATTTAATTTTATATATATGAATTTTCAGAAGAAAGACGCATACCTAAAAAATTATTTAAAGTTTTTTACTCATTCTTCGTCTTTTCAAAAATCATATTCCGAAAATATATAATCTATATATAGATGTCCTATGTTTCCATATTAGAAGATGCGATAGAAACCAATCAAAAAATACAAAAGAAACAAAAGAAAAAATATGTACAAAATGATATGATAAAAATTTTAGAGAATTTTATTCGTGAAAAAGGATTGGTTTGTTACGGTGGAATAGCAATTAATTCTATTTTACCTGCTTCTAAAAAATTTTATGACAAACAACTCGATATACCAGATTACGACTTTTTTTCACCTAATGCGTTGGAGGATGCCAAAGAATTAGCCTTGATATACGCAAAATCGGGTTATGAAAATGTGGAAGCAAAATCCGCATTATTTCATGGTACCTACAAGGTATTTGTTAATTTTATTCCCATTGCGGATATTACGTATCTAGATACAACTATTTTCAATATCATTCAAAATAAGGCAATTCTCGTAAAGAATATTTTATATGCTCCTCCAAGTTATTTGCGTATGAGTTTATATCAAGAATTATCACGTCCATATGGTGATTTAAGTCGGTGGCAAAAAATATACAATCGACTCACATTATTGAATGAAACCCATCCTTTCCAACATGACGTGGATTTAACACAAAATAATTTAATTTATAACGAAGTATATGATAAGTTGGTTGATATTTGCGTCAAACAAAAATATGTATTGTTTGGCGATTTTGGTCTTTCCTTTTATAAAGACTATTTTCCTAATAAATATAAAAAAATAATAGACTCCAAACAAACAAAACAAATTTATATTTTATCGGATAATTACAAAGACGTTTTGAAACAACTCAAATCTATAAAGTATACCCTTATACCGCATGAAGGTGATTATAAATTTATAAATTCGTTTTATGAAGTAGTGATAGAAGGACAATCTATGTTGTACATTTTTACCACAAATTCTTGTCAGTCCTTTAATATCATCAAACATAAAGGTAAACCCTACCATATTGCAACCATAGATACCATATTAAGTATGTATTATGCGTTTAATTTTATAAATGAGTCTACTATCAATATGGTGAATATATTATCGTACTGTTATTTGTTAGAAACGATACATTCGAATAACAAAACCAATGTATTAAGGCGTTTTTATTTACCATGTATTGGGCATCAAACCACCATCGAAGACATACGAAAGGAACGCGATCAAAAATATACAAGATATAAAAAAAACAAAAAAAGCGATGAATACAAAAGGTGGTTTTTAAAATATTATCCTAAAACAAGAAAAAAAAAGGGTTAAATTTTATATCTTATATGTATATAATGATAAAAACTTTTTCAAAGTCTTATTTACAATACAAACATGTTCGGAGTTATATGGACAAATTAGAGACAACCTTTTTTAACATAGATCATAGTTATGAACACTACAAACATTTTCGACGAATTCGTCAAGAAAACGACCATAAGATTAAACAATCGTTTTGTAATGAACCTTGTATTGAACCCTATAAAAAATACAAACAACAACGGCAACGGAATGAGTACTGGGTAAGTCCATTTTAAATGTGTTCTTCTATAAACAAATAATCTTTGTAATGGTGTACAATATCATTTTGTCTTTTTTTTGTACGATCGGAACAAGCATTTTCTATCATATGTATACCATATCCGCGATTAAAACCGCTAAATATGGTATTTAATACACAAATGCCTGTTAAACAACCAGCAATATAAAGGGTTTCAATACGATGACGAGTCAAAAACTCATCCAAATTGGTTTCAAAAAATGAATCGTATCCGTGTTTTATAATCACGTGTTCGTTTTTCAAAGGCATCGCAAAATCAAAAGGTATACCTTTATCAAGTGGTCGCGTACCTCTTAGTTCTTCTGAAAAAGGTTTAAAATAAGAAAGCGAATTATCCTTTTTGAATACAAAACATATAGTTATATTTTCTTTACGGGCTTTTTTCAATAACTTAGAAACATTTTCTTGTAGGCGCTCATAAAGAAACTGATAATCGGTTTGTAAATCAATCAACAACAAACATGAGTTTTTTTTAAACTTCATTATAATCTAATAATATTATAATGAAACACGTACTTACATAAATTTGATTATGCAGTAGTATTTTATGTTATCCATTTAAGAAAATCTTATATAATGTCTTACATGGAAAGACCATCTTGGCAAGCATATTTTACAACACTAGTTCAACACGTATCCACACGTTCTCCATGTAATCGTCTAAAAGTGGGTTGTTTGATTGTTCGAGACAATCGTATCATTTCACAAGGATACAATGGATTTTTACCCGGATTACCTCATACTTCGGTAGTGGTGGATAATCATGAAATTGCTACGATACATGCTGAACAAAATGCGTTGACTGATTGCGCTAAGCGCGGAGTCTCGTGTGATAAATCAGTCGCCTATATCACACATTATCCATGTTTGAATTGTGCGAAATTATTGTATAGTGCTGGTATAAAAGATATTTATTATATTGAAGATTATAAAAATAGTTCGCAATTAAGAGACATAGGATTGTTTCATAAAGAAGGTATGTCAATTACTAAGCTAAGTCCATAAAGTACAAGACCGAAAAATATACCATAAGATACATTACCAATTTTAGAAGTGGTTCCTGTTTCGGTTTTTAAACTATTTCCAAAAATAACTACTAAAATATTCATAATATAATTTCTAAAAAGCGGTTCATTCAATAAAATAAAAACAAAGAGGCTAAAGAATCATTTTATGACTCTCTTTCATAGAACTATCTATTGGGATTCTGTCTCCACATTCGGATGAAAGGTTACTTTTGAAGGCGATTCATATACTTCTTGATCCATTCGGTTTATTTGCGGGGGTATGTTTTCTGGTATTTCGGTATTTTGTGGAATATGATCGATAGGTAAATCAGCAATATTGGTAGTATGGGTATCCATTACATTTTATTTTATTTTACTTTTGTAAATTTTACTTATTCATCCATATTTTCCCAATCATCAGGGGTTTTTTCTCTTTTCTCAAATACAACAATATTTTTATTAGCACCTTTGTTATCAGCACCTTTGTTATCAGCACCTTTGTTATTAGCACCTTTGTTATTAGCACCTTTTTTTTCTTCTAACCATTTCAATATCTCTATACGATGTTCTAATAATATGATTGTAAGGTCTTTCAGTGAAGTCCGTGACATATTATATTGCTTTATCATAGGACCGTTGTAGTTTATATCTTGGAATAAAACTAAAACATTTTGTTTAAATATAGCATCTGTAATATGTTTTTTCCATATATCTTTATTCTTCTTTTTGTGTTCATATACATCATGTTTTAACATATATACTATATTTCTCATATCATCTATATTAGATGAACCATGATTCATCATAATATTATATGCGTTCCAATAACTTAATTTACTCCATGAAGTAGAATTTATTTTTAAAGTCGAGCGAGTTTTTTCGTCGATAATTATTTCATCCAATTTACTTTTTTTTACTAAATCTAAAACCATAGTTATTTGTTCTAACGGAGGACTATCCTTGTAAAAATCAGGCGGGGCACCAGCAAGATTTGAATAAGATTTTCGTGTATTTTTTCTTGGACGTTTTAAAGGAGATTTTCGTGTATTTTTTCTTGGACGTTTTAAAGGAGATTTTTGTGTTTTTTTTCTTGGACGTTTTAAAGGATTCATTATATTATAATGATATAATTTCTTTTTCTTTGTTACAGTTTTCTATTTTTTCGGTGGCTTCATAACATTTGTCTCCATATTTAACTACATTATTGTCTTTGAGATCGAACGCTTTAAATACTAAACAACTTCTATTATCACAGCTCATTTTGAATAAACTAGCAAGTCCTAGACCGAGTAAAATAGATAAAATATTCATTCCTAATTGAGTTTAAAAATCGTAGAATGTTAAACATATATATAAGGAGAATATTATCTTTGCATAGGTATACTATTATAGTTGGATGGACATTTGACTTCATTTAATTCATACGAAAAGCATTCATTGCTTTGGTCTTTGTATTGGTATTTATTCGCATTTTCGGGTGTAGGATATATTACAATCACTTTTTTGTATTCTTCAGCCAAGTAAATATAAAACAATCCAATCGATAAACTTATCAAAAATAGTTTTAAATCTAAATACTTAAATATCATATAGTATAAGATTATATTTTTGTAATCAAATAATGATATTCTATATTATCATATTTTTTGGGTAAAACATAAAGTCCTTTTACGTCTTTGATATAATCATAATATTCATCGTAGATTGCCTTATATTCTTTGTAATCTTCTATTTTTTCGGTTATAGAGGCGTTCGGATTTTTCACTAAATTTAACTCATATTTATGTTTGGTTTCAATTCTTTTTTGTTCGTATTCTTCTTTTTTTTTATTATAGTCACTAGGCATTCCAGTAGATTGAAGAGTACCCCTTTTTTTTTCAAGTTCATCCAACTCTTGATTGAGTTCCTGTTCGTTGATGTGTTGTGGAAAGTTCATCGCAAATAATCCTTTCAATAAGATTTGTTTATTGATTTGTATTAATTCTTCATTCATTATAAAAAATATATATTTTAATTTATGGGATGTTTCATATTTTGATATTTTCTTAAGTTAGCCAAAATATAATCTCTTTTTCGGTTCTCTTTTATTCGTTGTAATTGTATGTCTTGTTTACCTTTGTATTTCAGTTTTAAAGTAATACCTATTATGGTTAATAATACTAAAAATAATAATACATTGAATAATATATTTTTTTTAGTTTCATTTATTTGTTTTAACGTAGTTAAATGATGATTTAACACGTATTTAATTTCTGGTTCAACTAATATAGGATTCATATAAGTATAAAATTATAAAATTATATAATGTTATACTATAATGAATATTGCTATTTTATCCATTTCGGTTTATGTTATATTTTCTTTATTGTTTATGATAATAAAGCATTTTGTAATCGATAAGTCGGCAATAGAAACAAATCAACCTTATGAAGAAAATACACAATGGATGTATGCTTATGTGTTACTTTCATTTTTTGTCATTGCGATTCAAAATATATATTTTATAGGTGAAACCGAATGCTCTGTTCAATACGGACAATTGTTTATTCATAGTATAATGCCTTTGTTCTTAGTCATGGGACTTATTATAATATTTTTAGTGAATATGAATTGGAATCGTATTTTTGCGAATACATTCGGGATGATGTTAGCACCTAAAATTGTTTTGAGTTCTAATCAGAAAAATCCCAATGTTAGTTTTTTCTATAACGACCCAAATATTTTGTTACAAGAATTAGAACCCAATGACTTATTAAGTAGAACCGCACTAAATTATAAATTGGGAAAATTACTAAATGAAACCATTGAAATAACTGAACAACAACATCAAATCATCAAACGACAATATTTTGTAAAACAAAACGTCGGTTATTTTATTTGGCTTACATTTGCTGGGATTGTAACTTCTTTGATTTCGGCAAATTCGTTGCTGTTACAAGATTGTATTATTGAATAAAAATAGTATTGTATCTTAAATGTAATATATATACAATGATGAAATATGAAAAAATAGCTAATAAAATACTACACAACCATAATGGCATAATAGTAGTATTGTTATAGCCTACCCCAAATGGCCGCAATAGTTCATTGTCGTTGTCAAATATAAAATTGGGTTTCAAATAAGCCAACAAACTATATAATATCAAATACATTACGACAATAATCGTAAAGGAATCTTTTAAATCCATTATATTGTATAGTTATAAAATTTATTCTTCTTCATCGCCATATTCTTCGTATTCGGTTTCTTCTTCAATAGGGTCCATTTCTTCCTCTTCGTCTTCTTGTTCTTTAGATGGAGCATCTTTATTGTATTTGTATATGGATTTACTTAAACCTAAACTCCAATCTCCTAATTTACTTTGTTTTAACATAAATTCAACGTTACGACTTTCGTCGCTCATTTCTTTGAATTTGTCAGTGATTTCCTTTTTTTCTTTGTATTTTGCTTGCTCGTTATTTTTCTTGATGATATCAACCTTTATAACCAATTTTTTTATCATAACACCAATCATTTGTTCATACATAGTTCGTTCATCTTGACTAGCATTTTTATATAATTCGCATAAATAATACTTATACATCAAAATTTGTTCTTTTAAAGAAAAGGACAAGTGGCTCACGAACGTTTTGGGTTCAACCTTTTCTAAACTATTAAAACTATTTTTTATAAATTCTATTAATTTAGATTGGTCCGAAACATTCAAAAGACTTGCAAAATAAGGACGCAACTTAGGATTTTCATACGTGGCACTATCTTTCATTTTAGACATTATTTGTATTTCATTCAATAAATTATACAGAATACTATGGGTCATTTTATCTTTTTCATCACGACTGGTTACAATGTCCTTTCTTTTTTTGGATAGTCCCTCTATTTTTTCTAATAATTTATTTAAATTCAATCCACTATGGATACTCAAATAATCTTCTATGTATTTTTCCTTTGTCTTACGTTCTTCTTTGGACATAGATGTTTTTTCTTCGTACGATTCTTTTGATTTTACCGGATTTATTTGTTTCTTAGAATGTAATTTCTTTTTTACTTCTTTTAATAATTCATCACTTATCTCACTATATGAACTATTCTCCATAATACGATTAATCTTTTCTAGCGAATAAGTAGGTTCGGTTATTTCAAACTTTTGGTCGGGTTTGGTTACTTGTGGATAATAATATAGGTTAGCCTTTTTAAATTTTTCTTTAGATACATATCCCTTTTTTATAGGTTCTATAACTTTGTCATTTTTTACATAATTATTAATGACTTTATATGAACCATTGGATAATTTTTCAGTCGGTTCTATTTCCGAAATGATTTTATTCATTTCTTCTTGAAATTTGAATGATTTATAATATGCGTCGTATACTTTGCTAATGGTTAGAGACGTCATTCGTGGTAAAAATAATTCCCATGATTTATTATTGTCTTTTGAGTATGATTCTTTTTTAATTATCGATAATTTTGATTCAGCATAGGTCGATTCTTCAATACATTTTTAATGAGTTGATAAAATCGTTTTTATCTACTTCTTTTTTAATATTTTTCAATGCTTTATAAATACATATCATATACTCAATGCCTTTTGTTTGGTTTTCATCTTTTACCATCGGAAATCCATCAAAGGATGTTTTGCACGAATAAAAGGATGTGGTAATTTCACTTGTATTCACATTCGCTTGGATATAAATAAAAATGATGGAATAAAGTAACAAAGAATGTTTGGATAAATTTTTTTGTATATTATTATATTCTTTATAAATAGAAGGTCCGTGACTAATTGGGACACCAATAGCGTTTAAGATGGTTTCAATATCTTTCATTATGTTTTTTTTGTCTACACTAGTGGTAGGTTCACTAGTTGGAATGATTTCACGCGAAACCATTTTGAATCCATCACTTGTATATCCTTCTTGTTCATTAAAATCTATTTTTATTATAGTATATCCGCTATATTTATCTACCCAATATTCATCTTCTTGTTTTCCTTGTTCATAACATATTTTTTGTATGGTTTCATTATAATTGGTTGAATAGGCCAATGTCTTTATAAACATCGGTACTAATTTTGTCTCGGTTTCGATACAATAAAGCCAAAAAGGATCCGAACCTTCTGTAGTATATTGTTCACAAAAAATTTTTATGGCTTTATTTTTTTCATCATTGCTTTCAATTTGGAGTATTTTATCAAACATAGGTTGATGTGGCGAAAATTTTACATCCACAGAGGAATAATTTTGACTATATATTCTTTTCATTTGGTTGTATTTCATAAATGGATTGAACATCGATACATAATATTTCGACTTGTTGACATAGTCGTCGCGGATTCATTTGGGACTTTTTAAGTGAGTTGGTCGAGTCTTCTTTTGTAATTTCATCTATACGTTTGTTGATATAACTATTTAATTGTTTAGACCCTTTGACGAGTTCTTTTTCGCTATATAGAACCCACCTTCTATTTTCATATACAAACGTTTCGTTGGTCTCTAATACATATCCCTTTGATCCTGAGACTACGTTATAGTTTGAAAACCAATCTTGTATTTTTGTTTTATAAGATTTTAATATAGAGGATTCATCCATATCAGAGACATATTGTTTCAAAATGATCTCAAACTGTTCAAACGATTTGAATTTACTTTTATCGATTTCATTCCATATTATGGAAGACGATTTTATAAAGGGGTCTCTTACATTCGTAATCGGTGTTCCTGCCGACGTCAAATCCATAAATATGGGCATTTGTTCTGTGGAAACTTCATTTCTAGTATAATATATTTTGTCATAATATATAGTTGTATCTATAGCATTGGATTGTTGTTTGAATTCATCTATCACTTGTTTTATACTACTATTGGTCGTATCTAACTTATGGTCCAAATTTTGTTTTATCAAATCAAACATCAATAACGTATGATTTTCATATAAGGATATTTGAAATAATTCACTGGAACTATAAAAACGATCTTTCAACTCATCAGGTTTACTCATTGAATTCATAATAAATGAGTTGGTAGAATATTCTTTGATTGTGTTTTTTTCTATTTTTCTACTTTTATAACTTCGAATATTCATAGACACCAAACGTTTTATATAATCATAATCTAATTTGGATAATTCATATATATCAAATATAGACAATAATTTAATATAGTGATACACGTTGTAATAGGTGATGTCTAAACATTTCAACAAATATCTTGTATTTGGTATTATACTATTCAAAAACGTATAAAATTCTTTAGACGAATCCTTTTTTATAATTTGATTTTGTTTTGTAAATATACACGGATCATCATTTAATTCGCTATTCACATAATATTCTTTTTTATATTGTGGTTCGCTTATTTTATGAATCATTTGATTCATTTTGGATTGTTTCATATAATGATTTATTTTTTGTTCACTAGGAATCACAACACCATCTATAATAAATTCCGTATTGGTTTTAATAGGATATAAATGGTGGTCATAACCATCTACCGGAACCTCGCTCATGTCTTCTAACCATACATTTGTATAGTGACTACCATTGTACGTGCTCTTATTTTTTTTAGAGGTTTCAATTAATAAATGGTCAAGATTGTTCTTATTAATACGATTTATTTCTCTATGACTAATATTTGTATTATCATTGGAGACTAAACTAAATTGGTCTACTTGTTCAAAAAAATGCATATTTACTGGATAGTTTTCATGTTCAAATATTTTCTTTTTTAATTTTTCATTTAAGTTGTTTGGTACAAAATTTTCATCGCGATAATAATAAGATTTCAAATGCCGAGTATAATAATGAAAAATAGAATCGCCATTCAAAATCGTACTATAAATCGGTTTTTCTTTTAATTTTTTGAAAATATAATTATTTTCATATGTAAAATACTTTTTATTTAGTTCGATGTAATGCGAAATGATTTTATTCAAATATTTATCCTCCATTTGTTTTCTAAAATTTTCGACCAATTGTTGTATTTGTTGTTCTAATGAAAAATAATAAATATCGTCGTCTTCATCTTCTTCTTCTTCTTTGATTTCTTCATTTTCTTCTTGTTCTATATTATTTTTATTAGGTTTTCTACTTGGTTCCATATTTATTTTTTCAATATGATCGATTTTACTCGGAAATCCCTTGTAATTGAAATCCAATACTTCGGTGGTATTTTCTTTTGAAAAAAATACATGTATCATATCTTTATTTTTTTTAACAATTTTTCCTTGGCGTTTCGTATCACCATAATGTAATACAATTTGATTGTTTAAATAAAAGTTATTTAATTCACAAACACCTCTTAATTTAGGTTTATATACAATAGTATATTGGTCTGGTATATCATTTATTTTAATACTTGTATCATAACTAGGTATTAAGACAATATTACTTTCTTCCACACGATGAACAAAAAATAATTCATCATTTTTAGTCACTATAAAACCATATTCCATTATATATAATAATTATTTTTATATTTTAAATTCATTTTGAATGTGTTTCAAATCCACTATAATGTCTTTGAAAATATTCAATAAGTTTTGTTTTAAACTATCCTCTAAATCACTATTTTGTTCTAAAAACACAATTTGAATTAAACTATGCTTATCGTGTGGGTGTTCTTTTTTAAAAGCTACAAATTTAAGAGACGAAGAAAATTTATTGTACATATATTTTTCTATTAATTTACCATAAGTATAGTCGTCGTCTTCTATTTTAATAATATATAACACATCTTTATCTATCATTGATTTCTTGTATATATGAAATAAACCTTCTTGGGGAATATTTGGAATATAAGAAGTAATCTTGACTTCACTCATATATGAAGAATATTCTTGCATCGTTTTTATAAGATTCTCACATGCCATAGTAATGAGTGTTTTATTGTCATATACGCCAATAGTTTCTATGACAAATCTATAGGCATCTTCTATATAATTTCTTTGAGCATCCAATAGTTTGAAATCGACCTTCTCTTGTTCAGGCAATTGTTCCAATAGGGTTTCGTTTTTTTCATCATCTTCTTTGTTGTAAAATAAACATTTGGATACCATATTCCAACAAGCATCTTGTTTAGCGGTTCCAATAGATAAAGATATAGTAGCTTCAAACTCTTCACTTGGTTCGCTTAGACTAATGCGTGGATATAAATAGCAAATAGGAATCGGTGGTTCTAAAAATATGTTTCCCTTGTTTGGTTTTCCTTCCTTGTTGTATAATTTGATATGTTCGGTAGTTAACGTTAATTTATCCATAGTATCATTTTTTAGTTTAATCTTTAACACATAATCTTTGATTATTTTGTTAAACTGCTTTTGGTTTGAGTATATAATAGGAATACATGATAATCTATGTTTTAAATATTCATTGTTGTATCTGGTATTATTTTTTGTGATGTCGATGCAATTTTCTTTATGCGGGAATCCACGAATGACCAAAGACGGAATTTGGGTTAACAATGTTCGACGTAAAGCATTGATCAAAGATAAATCAATTTGAGTCAAGTCAAATTCTAAATGGTCTTTCGTCTCAATCATAGAATCTACAACAATCTTACTCATTATAATATATAATATATTTAATCTTAAATCAATTTTTTTAGGTAAAAACTCATTTTTTTAAAATCACGATTAATAAATGAGTAAACCCGAATTGTATTATAGCAAATATTGTAAACATTCCTCTGAAATTTTAGAAGAACTCAACAAACATGGATTACAAGATATATTTACGTATATATGTATTGATAGTCGAACATTAAAAGACAATGCCTTTTACATAAATTTATTAGACGGTACTCAAAAGTTATTGCCACCGATGATCAATAGAGTGCCTATATTATTGTTGAAACCCAATTATGAAATTTTGAGCGGTAATCAAATATTAGAATATATCAAACCCCAATCCAAAAATATAGAAGAAGAAACCACTAAAATATCCAATGAACCGAGCGAATACTCTATGACCAATACGATGACTGGTGTAGTAAGTGATTCTTATAGTTTTCTGGATATGAGTCCGGATGAACTTTCCGCAAAAGGCAATGGCGGAATAAGACAAATGTATAATTATTCTACATTAAATGAATCCAATGATTCTATTCCGACCCCATTGTTGGACGATAAAAAACCTAAATTAGATTATTCTTTAGAACAATTAGAAAAAAAACGAAATGAAGAAATTCATTTAAAGTAATACATATATATTAAGTAATGTCGAAACAAATTTTTGAACAATTCAATAAAATGTATTTCGATTTTCTGGGTTTTTTGAAAAAATATTCGAATGGAGACAAATTATTCCAAAGTTTTTACAACAAAAACCATGTTGTAAAAAATATGAATATAAAATTACTTATCAAAACGTGGTATGAACATATTACGAGTAAATATCATAAAGATATTATAGATGGAAATATATCTTTTTTTTTAAATAAGAATTATGAACAAGATGTAAAAAACAATTCCGATGACATGATAAAATATATTAATTATTTTAAAAAAAATTTCAAACAATTCGAAACAAACATTGTGAATGAATTTGTTGGATATATCAAAAATCTTACTCGTCTAAGTTATATGTATTTTAACGCGAAAGATATATAAACAATTTATATATCATAGTATAATGGATGGATTTTTGACAATTTATAATGACTTGAAAAAGGATTTAATCCTTACGTTTCCTGAGTTGACAGATACATTGAACCAATTAGGCGATGATACTGTATATGAATATTGTTTGAGTGTTTTTCCAAATCATTTTTTTGATATTTTATATGAAAAAATGTCCTTGTTTGATGATACTGTATATTTATTACCAAATATTGATTTTTCTTTGTTGATGAAAGACGAAAAATTAAGTGATAAATCACGTAATACTTTATGGAAATACTTACAACTGATATTATTTTATGTAGTTGAAAAAAATAATCCTATGGAAAATAGTGCTCACGAAAAAATGGAAGAAACGATGGAACATATGAAAAACATGTTTCAACAAAATGATTTATCAAATACAATTCATAGTATGTTTGGCGACTTGTCCAATAATCCTATGTTTGGCGACTTGTCCAATA